GATCGGTCTCGAGGTTGCAGGGCGCATCGAGATCGGGACGGACACAAACGTGTTCCTCGTGTTCCGCACGGATGAACTAGCGCTCCAGGACAAGATGCTCTGGATCGTCGACCACAAGACGGCCGCGCGTCTCGATCCCAGGGACATGCTCAAGTACGAGATGGACCTGCAGATGACCGCCTATACGTACGCGATCACGAAGAAGCTCTCCCAGGAAGCAGGACGTGCGGTCCGAGTGGCCGGCGTGATCGTGAACGTCCTCGTGAAGACCGCGGTGCCCCAGTTCCACCGGGAGCGCTTCGTGCGGACGGATGAGGACCTGGAGGAGTTTGAGCGGGAGTTCGTCGAGATCGCCCGGGAGATTCGGTGGAGACACCGCCGAGTGAAGGAGGGCGAGGACTGGAAGCAGGTGTTCTACAAGAACACGAACGAGTGCTTCTCCTACGGAACCTGCTACTTCAGGGACCTGTGCCTGAAGGACAACCCGATACGGCGGATGGCCTACATCAGTCGCAAGAGGGACTATGTGGACGATCCAACGATCCTGGAGAAGAAGGCGTGAAGGACAGGATCATGACCTTGGTGGGGGGTAACGTTCTCACCATCCAACTTCTCCCGGGTAACGTGCTAATCACACGTGACCCAATCATCGACACAACGCCCAGTGGCCTGATCGTCCTCCCTCCACACTACGAGGAACTGTCCACACGGGCCTACGTCCACCTCCACGAGCCAGGCGGATACTGGGAGTGGTGGGGCGGTGAACCACCTCTCACGGGCGCCTGGGTGGTCATCGAGAAGTTAGCAGGGCGCCCATTTACACTTCACGGCCTCGATCTGTGGATCCTTCCGGAGCACAGCATTCTGGCCGTAGAGGAGGCACAGTGTTCCGAGACGAGTTGAAAGAGGAAGTGGGCAAGCTGATCGACAGCGTGGTAGCGGAGAACACCACGCTGACCGATGACGACCTCATCGCGATCGAGAACGCCCTCGAGGATCTGGGCGAGCTCGTGGCCGAAGCGGACAAGGACGATGGGGACACCGGTAATTAAGCCGGGAGAAGCCCTCACACTGTACGAGGACGGACACGAGGTAGCTCGTGTCCGTCTCCGATACAGCGACCTCGGGGTGATCCTCGAGGTGGCACAGCGTAAGCCCGGCACGCACGTCTGGATTCCGTGGACAGACATGGTCCACCTTACCACGGTCGGTGGGCGGATCAGCTTCGCGGTCACGGGGAAGAGAGGGGATATAGCGTAATGCCATTCGAACTCCTGCGCACGAGCAGTCTCAAGGCGCCAAGGGCGACGATCCTCGTGTATGCACCTCCGCGCTGGGGGAAGACACATCTTGCACGGACGTGTCCCAAACCTCTGGTGATAAGTACGGAGGCAGGAAGCACCGGCGGCCTGATGACACTGTCAGACCTCGACCTACCGGCCGTGAGGGTGAGGAGCTGGGACGAGATGGTCCAGTTGATTGCCACGCTCCGTAAGACACCTGGCCGCGTGGAGCTGGACGGTGAGATCTTCGAGACGGTGTTCATCGACAGCCTCGGACCCGGATGTGGCGAGCTGTGGATGCAGGCCGGAATGAAGATCATGGGCTGGAAGGACGTCTGGGGGGTGGAGAAAGGGAAGGATCCCAGGCGGGTCTACAGCTACATCAGTGAGAAGGGACAACAGGCTATGAAGTTGTTCCTGTCGCTGGACGCACACCTCGTGATGACCTCACGAGTGACCATCCTCGAGGAGTCGGTGGGCTTCGACGACAAGGGGAACGAGATCAAGGTACAGTACGAGGTGCCCGACCTCCCAGGCCAGCAACTGCCGAAGAAGCTGACAGGGGAGACGGACGCCACGCTCTACGGAGAGTTCCGGGGCGCGACACGCGTCTTCCGGACGAAGAACCAGGGGAAGCGGGTAAGCGGCATAAGGGCTCCAGGAGGAACGCCGATCCCGGATCCGATCCTGGCGAACATCACAGACGTGATCGCCCTGATGATGGGCGACATGACGGCTGTGAAGCGACTTGAGGTCCCTAAACCGGGGACCTCTGGAAGGGCCACAACGGCCACAACGACCACGACACGTGGTCAAGGAGAAGCGTAATGGCACAACTGCCTGGCGGACCCGTCCGCACCGGAGACCTCGCGTCCAGCCTCATGCCGGACGCCGTTTACACCTTCCGCATCGACCGCGCCGAGATCAAGAAGGCGCAGGGAGAGGGGAAGGAACCCTACATCAACCTCATGCTCAAGTGCGTCGACGAGGGCGAGTGGCTCGGTCGCGCGGTGTGGGACATCCTCACGCTGGCCAAGGGCAAGACCTTCAAGCTCGACCAGCTCCTGAAGGACGCCCTCGGATGGGGCGAGGACGACACGCTGGACGACACCGACCAGCTCCTCCAGCTCGAGGTCTGCGCTGCCATCACGACGGAGAAGGGCCAAGCGGGCTACAGCGATCGTAACAAGGTCGTGAAGTACCTCCCCACGGACATCGCCCGCTAACGGCGTAGAACAACAATACCCCCCACCAACTCAGACTTGGTGGGGGGTAACGTGACCAAGAGATCACACATGGACAAAGAGTATCGACGAGTCTGGTGCCGTATCATGAGACACCAAACTCCCATTTCCCGTTGGAGTAGACAGAATGACCGACATACTACAGGACGTAGACCGCTTCCTCCGGATCGCGCAGACGGACGAGCTCCGCATCCTCCGCGACATGACGGAGAAGGAGCTGTCCCGTCGGAACGAGGCACCTGCTTTCTCGAATGCCCAGACTGTCTCCGGAGGAGCGCAGGCTGGAGCGTACCGTGAGGAGGCCCGGGAGAACATGAAATCGGTGTCGATGCACACCTTCGCCACAGGGGCCAAGCGCAGCGAGCGGATGCCCAGATACGACCTCGTCGTCCACGACCTCATCCGCCGGATCGCGGAGCGGGCTACAGGAGAGGAGACTCCAAACGGTCCAAGTGGCGGAGCACTCAAGTACGGTGAGGGCAACTGGGAGCGCGGGCTCCCGACCAGTGATGTGTTCAACCACATCATCCACCACCTCGGACGTCTCCAGGAAGAGTTCCGGGACGGTCTCTCCATTGCGTCCCGTTACGATGGCCAGGAACCGTGGCCGTTACGGATGGACGCCATCCGTAACCGCATCAACGCTTTCCTCGCGGAGGACGATCACATTGGGGCTGTGGGATGGGGACTCATGGTCCTGTGTCATCAGCTCAAGACAGGCTTCTACCACGACACGAAGTTTGAGCAGGATACGGAAGTGCCACCTGTCCCTGTGGAGACAACGTTACCCCCCACCAAATCGAGGAAGCGATGAACTGTACCGCCCGAGTGACCATAGCAATGGGACACAGGCTTCTGGGGCACGACGGTCTATGCGCAAACATCCATGGCCACAATTACGTGTTCGAAGTGACCGTGATGGGTAACCCTGACGCAGTGGGCCTTGTGACAGACTTCTCGATCCTGAAGAAGGACATGCGGAAGCTCCTGGACCAACTCGACCACACGATGCTCCTGATTAAGGGGGACCCGGCCCAGGCGTACTTCGAGTCGACGGACAACCGCTTCATGCTCCTCACCCGAAATCCGAGTGCGGAGCACATCGCCTCGCTCATGTTCAACCACATGCAGGACCTCGCGTACAGCGTGAAGGAGGTCAGGGTGTTAGAGTCGGATGGTGGATGGGCCACCACCGACCGTGTTAACCGGGAAGTGCACCTGATAAAGGGGCGTGTATGAACTACCCACTCGCCGAGAAGTTCAAGTCCATCCAGGGAGAAGGCATCTTCACAGGCACCCCGATGGCATTCGTCCGCATGGTCGGCTGCTCCGTGGGCCAGGGTGTATGTACTGCCTGCGACACGGACTTTGACCGGATGTACCCACAGCTTGGTGGGGGGTTGCACACTCCCCTCCAAATCGCTGAATGGGCAGAGCCCTACCACATCCTCTGCATTACGGGTGGGGAACCACTGGACCGCAACCTCTGCCTGCTCGTGGACGTGGTCCACAAGTTCGGAATGAAGGTCCACGTGGAGACCAGTGGCACCGTGGAGTACGATCCCGCAAGACACGGCTCCATCGACTGGATCACCGTGTCGCCCAAGCCGGGCTTCCTCCCCACAATGATCGAGCAGGCCTGTGAGCTCAAGGTGATCCTCGGGGGCCTGGGAGACACTACGGAAGGTTGGCCTACAGTGGAGCAAGCGAGACGCTGGGCCAAGGAGAAGGAGTTGGTCTACCTGCAGCCTCGGAACAAGAAGAACGTGATCGACGACATCGAGATGCAGAACGCAGAGGATGTCGTGCTCCACTACCCGGAGCTGAGGCTCAGCACCCAGTTCCACAAGTTCATCAACGTGCGATGACCAAGACAACGTTACCCCCCACCAAGCGGTTCGACGACCGCAAGATGCAACAAGGGGTCAAACTCCTCCTGGAGGGAATGGGAGTAGATCTGAGTGATCGTAATTACAAGGACACACCTGCCCGCGTCGCACGTATGTACAGGGAACTGTTTACTCCCCGTCACAACAGCTTCGCCACCTTCCCTGAACAACACGACTCCATGGTCATCCTCCGGGGTCACGTGGTGCACGGAGTCTGCCCACACCATCTCGTTCCAGTGGAGATGCGTGTGTACGTCGGTTACATTCCGCATAAAGAGGTCCTCGGTCTCAGCAAGCTGGCTCGAGTCGCTGAACAACCTCTCACAGGACCCATTATGCAGGAAACTTACACAGACGCGGTGGTCGATCTCCTGCAACACGCCACAGACGCGAAAGGCGCTGGAGTCGTTGTTGTGGGGCGCCATGGTTGCATGCGCCACAGGGGAGTTCGCTCCGACGCAGACGTTGTCTCCTCTGCCATGAGGGGTCTCTTCATGACCAATCACCCCACCCGAGACGAGTTCCTCCGGATGATCGGCTACCCACGAGTGGAGGCAAGATGACAGAACAAGAGATGGTCGGTCTCATTCAAGACCTGATCGAGCACCTCGAGTATTGCGGATGGGGAGACAGGTGGGAACGTGACGTATCAGAGGAGCTACGTATCCGGGCCACGGCGTTTCTAGAACGTTACCCCCCACCAAAGGAGGCGTCGTGAAGCAAACACACAAGGGGAAACGATACCCCCCATCAACGCATGACGAGCGCTACCAGGTCCGGAACGAATACATCGAGCGGGCACTGCGTACCCTGGCCACCTTGATCGACGAGGAGGTCCCGGAAGGGTGGGGATGGGGCCTGTTCCTCGTCCCGTTCGGAGAGCACGAAGCTGCCCCGAAGGGAGAGGGAGCCGTGTTCTGGATCTCCAACTCTGAGCGTGACGGGATGATGGACTCCGTCCAGGGTTGGATAGACGATAACAAGAGACGGAGGAAGATGTGAAGTGTCAAAACTCCGTCTGCAAGTCCGGCCCGGATGGCAAATCCGCAACCTCGGATTTGCACCCGAACACTGGGTTGTGCCCAGTGTGCCAGAAGCGCTTGATCACGGGACCCAAGCCTGACGACTGTATGGCGTGCCCCCTCTACGAGATTGGTGAGGGGTACGCCTATGGTGTCGGACCCACGGATGCCGATATGATGTTCATCGGCGAAGCACTCGGCGAGGAGGAGGCCCGTAGGGGCCTCCCCTTCGTCGGTGGCTCTGGCCGGGTGCTCACTGCGCTGATGGGCCAAGCGGACATCCGCCGTGACGAGGTCTACATAACCAATGCCGTGAAATGTCGGCCACCCAAGAACAGGAAGCCAGACGATGAAGAAATCCGATGGTGTGCCCGCTACCTCGTCAACGAGCTCAAACTCGTCAACCCCAAACTCCTCGTCCCTCTCGGAGCGACTGCGCTCTACGTCACTACAGGAAAGACAGAGATCGGTAGCTATCGCGGGATACCTATTGAGGGCGCTGGAGGAAGGAAGGTTCTCCCCACGTTTCACCCCGCGTTCGTCATGCGTACACAAACGTTCTGGCCGGTCGTCGTCTGGGACCTCGTCAAAGCGAAGCGGGAATCGCGGTTCCGGGAAGTCCGTCGCATCGACGTGGAGTATTCCATCCTCCCTGATGCTGAGGATCACGCAGATGCTGTTAGAAGAGAAGCCGAACTCACCGGCTTCGTCTCGATCGACGCCGAGACAACGAGCCTCGACGTCCATGAAGCTCACATCAAATGCTACGGCGTCGGGTCGGCCGCAGGTCGTGCTAGGGTTTTCCGCTGGACCCCTCAAGCTCAGCGCCTACTCTACGGGCTCCTCTCAGATCCTACGATTGTTAAGGTCGGACAAAACTCCGAATCCTACGACTGGCCCCTCTTCGAAGACAAACGGCCAGGTTGGCGAGTAGCGGGGAACACCTGTGACACGATGCTCATGTTCCACCTTACAAACTCCGACCTTCCGAAGTCGCTGGACAACATCAAGACCTTCTACACGGACATGGAGCACTGGAAAGATGACTCTATGTACAAGGGTGATGAGGTTGGACTGGCCACTGGCTGCGCTAAGGACGTGGACGCGACCACACGTGCTTACCTGGGCCTTCGCGCTGAGATCCACAACATGGGGATGGATGACCTCCTATACAAGAACGTGATGCCCCTGCAACCCATCCTCCGTCGCATGGCCGACCGTGGAATTCGGAAGGACACGGACAAAGCGGAACTCTGGGCACATGGAATGACCGCGGCCGCAGGCCGCTACGAACAGATGCTCCGGGATGCAGTGGGTCAGCCTAACCTCAACGTGCAGAGCCCCAGGGAGTTGATGAAGCTCCTGTACGACACCATGGGCCTTCCCGTTCAACACGTGAAGGACCAGAAGGGCGGGATGCGTGCTACGGCGAACGCGGCGGCGGTGGAAGCGCTGGTCGAGAAGTTCCCGGAGAACAAGATCCTGGGCCTGATCAACGAGATCCGAAGCGCTCACCACACCGTCAGCACGAATCTAGAGGTAAAGACCGATGAGCAGGGCTTCGTCCACCCACGTTTCGGGTGTGCTAAAGCGGCAACTGGGCGTATCAATTCGTGGGATCCGAACGCCCAGAACATTCCGAAGAAGCTCCGGGAGATCTACATCCCGGACGATCCAGATCACGTTTTCATCAGCGTGGACTGGAGCCAGGTCGAGTGGCGAATTGCAATGGCACTCTCTGGCGATCCTTACGGTCTCGGACTTCTGGCGGCTGGTCAGGACATTCACGAGGTTACGGCCGCAGAGGGTTTCGGTCTACCTCTTTCTCGAGTCCGAGACCTCGTTCCCGGTAAGCAGTACAATTACCGTTACGCCACGAAGTTCATCGTGTACGGCCTCGGCTACGGACGGGGAGCACAGTCAATCGCTCAGCAGCTCGGGACAACCAAGTCGTGGGTCGAGTCCTTCCTGCTCCGCTTCTTCAACAAGTACCACGTGTACGAACGGTGGCGCAAGTCCCTCGAGGAACAGGTCGAGCGACAGCACTTCCTCGCTAACCCGTTCGGCCGACGGAGGTGGTGGTACACCAGGCAAGTGACGGAGATGTACAACTTCCCTCCGCAGAGCACGGGAGCGGACATGATGTACGTCGCCATACGGGAAGCGGACGAGCAGCTCCCACACGGAGCGAGTGTAAGGCTTACCGTGCACGACGAGCTCGTGGTTGTGAGCCACAGGGATGTAGTGAAGGAGGCCACGGAATGTCTCACAAGTGTGATGCAACGCTCATGGCCGGAAATCGTGGGCGCCTCACGCGATCCAGCTACAGTGCGCAAGTTCTATCCTCACGGATGGCGCGTGCCCGCAGAGCCCAGCTACGGGCCGAGGAATTGGATGGAGACGAAGCTGGAAGGGGAAGCACAGATGAAGTTCAGGAAGGAGCTCGGACTATGAAAATTGGAGACATCGAGAGGGACAGCCACACCTCGTGCTACACATGTGGCTGCGGCTGCTTCACCAAGGTGTACAACGTGAACATGCAAGGACGGGGAGAGGAGACACTGCACCCAGCGTACCAGTGCGTCCGCTGTGGCAGCGTGCTCGCGTTCCTCCTGGACAAGAATCGGCATCGGGAGGTTGTGGGCAGCATCTGTGTCGAAGTGAAGATGGAGGTCGCGAAGTGAAGCTGTGTATGGAGATTCCCGTCGAACACCTCTGGGACCTCTCGCCTCTGTGCGAGATGGACTTCGCCCTGGCACACATGGTTCTGGACAACAAGCTCTACGCCGAGTTCTACCGGGAGATGAGTGCACGGGGCAGGGAGGTAATCCTTGACAACAGCTTCCACGAGCTGGGAGTGCCCCTGAGCCCAGTCGAGCTCCGCTTGGCCGCGAGGGCGATAAAGCCCACAGTGGTCGTTGCGCCAGACCGGCTCGGAGATAGAACGTGGAACTGGGAGCAGTATGAAGAGACGCTCCGTGTGTTCAAGAAGGAGTTCCAGGTCGGGATCGTGGTTACTGGAGGAGATCCCAACGTCCGGAGCCAGTTCATAGCGGCCGCGCTAAGCCGAGGTTGCAGCTGGTTCTTCTGGCCCTTCAAGGAGCCACGTAGCGAATGGATCCGGACGCACATCCAGGAGTTCAAGCGATACGAGGTCCGGCACCATCTCCTCGGAGTGAACACCCTGTCCGAGCTAAAGAGCATCCGCACGATCCTCGAGGAGCAAGGGATCAAGGCAAGTGTGGACACCAGTAAGCCGATCAAGTTCGGGCAACAGCTGAAGCGGTTCGAGCCGGGGATCGATTTACGGGGAACGGGGCCGTTACGGATGGACGCTGTCCTGACAAAGGAGGAGCTGGCGTGCACGTACTACAACGTGGCGTATCTCAGGAGATTCGCATGAAGCAGGCGACGCCACTCCCAATCAGCCAGCAGATCGCGAAGCTGATGGAGTTCCTCGCCGGAGTCAACGACGTACGTGGTGGCGCCCTGTACAACCAGATCCTAGAATGGGTCTTGTTGCTCCCACCCGCCTCTCGCCCGCCTGAACTACTCCGTGCGATGCAACACAGCTTCCACCTCACGGACGCGGAGCTCTCTACTGCCTTGGACATGAAGAAGAAGCGGATCCCCGACTTCATGTCCCTGGTGCCAGCGCAGAGCTGGCTTGCGGACTACATGCTCTTCACCCTCAACACGGAGCCGCCTGATGTCTTCCACTTCTTCGCCGGATGTGTCGCTATTGGAAGCGTGCTGGGCCGGAACGTCTACTACGACAAAGGGGCGTATCAAATCTACCCTAACCTTGCAGTTCTTATCGTTGCACCCTCCGGGAAGTGCCGGAAGACAAGTGCTTGCAATGTTGCAATGTCCCTCCTGCGCAAGGGGGGTGGAACTGTACTTGCAGACAAAGCTACCCCTGAAGCTCTTACTGCTGCCTTCCAAGACAAGACGGAGTCCATCGCTACGATCTACGCCCCGGAGTTCGCGGTCTTCCTCGGCAAGCAAAAGTACCAGGAGGGGATGATCCCCCTCCTGACCGCGCTCTTCGACTGTCCGAAGGAGTTCAAGAGCGTCACGATCACGAGGGGAGAGGTGATCCTCTACAACGCGGCCTTCTCAATGCTAGCCTGCAGCACCATGGACTGGATCCAGACCGCCATTCCGAGGGACGCGTTTGGTGGGGGGTTCATGTCCAGGCTCCTCTTCGTAATCCAACACGACACTCCCCGGATCTTCCCCCGTCCCCCGGCCATGAACAAGGAACTGGAATCACGGCTGGTCCAGGGACTCAGAACCCTGAGCGGGTTACGGGGGGAGTTCCACATGACTGCCGAAGGCGAGCAGTGGTACGACAACTGGTATCTCAACAGAGGGGAGTCAGGGAACACGGACAAGCAGTTCGCCGGGTACTCGGAGCGGAAGCCGGATCACCTTATCCGTCTCGCCATGATCCTCTCAGCGAGTGGCGGAAGTTCCTTGGTCCTCACTCCTGCTAACCTGAAGCGGAGTCTCCAGATTCTGGAGTGGTTGGAGCTCTTCCTCCCAGGTGCCTTCGGAGAGATGAACCAGAACGCCTTCGGAGAAGATCAGTCACGGTTGCTGACCCAGCTCAAGCGGAAGGGTGGCAAGATGCTCCACAGCGACTGGCTCCGCTTGAACAGCAATCGGATGAGACAGAGGGAGTTCCGGGAACTGATGGAGACCCTGAAGAGCGCAGGCCTCGTCGAGTACGACGCGCCCACACATACGTACTTCCTAACAACAGAGGGATGGGCTTTCAACACCTAGGAGCCATGATGGCCATTCAGTGGGATCGGATAGCACAGGAGTTGGGATACAAGGACCCACAGCACATGTGGACGGTGCTGTACAACAAGCACAGCGTGGGGCAACTGGCCATGCGGTTCGCCATTAGCGTGAACACGGTCCGTGCCGAGTTGAAGCGACACGACATAAGACCCAAGCCCCCAGGCGGAGCGAATAACCTGAAGCTCGAGATCACGCCGGCCCTTCTAGAGCGGGTCCAGACGCAGGGCGTGCTAAGCCTGAGCAGGGAGTTGGAGTTGGATGAGACGACGTTGTACAAGGCCCTCAAGAGGGCGGGTTACAACGCGAGGGGACACAAGGACGAGAGTGGGGGGAGTGATACCCCCCACCAAGCTATTTCGGAGGAGGTGTAGTAGATGGGAATCCGAGGAACCGCTTCGTCGCTTCTCCCACATCAGCGTTCCACATCATCTCGAGCGACTCCGTCGTCCGTCGAATCTGGCCCCACGGAATGGGGACGTTCTGCTGCACGATGTTCCGTCCGAGACGCTGGGCCTGGAGCCGGTCAACCAGGTTCGCGCTCTCGGTCCCCATGATCGTAGGGAAGTAGCTCTCCTTCGTCTTCTCCCACGACTTCCCTACATCAATGTTCCCGCCCGCAGCTAGCTTCGCAGCGCTCCCAGCTTGCTGCATCATCTCCATATACGGACCACCCGTGTACCCGAACGGGGCAAAGAAGCTCCACTTGCTCAGGTCCACACCCAGCACGCTCGAGGCCCCTAATGCCATTGCCCCGTTCACGCCGAGCCAGCGACTGAAAGCCGTGATCCGATTCTTCTGGCTTCCCCTCCGATACATGTTCCCCATGTACTCCATGTACTGCGCCGGCCACGTACCGTACTGCCCGAGGAAGCGGCCCATCGTGGAATTCATCACGTAGGGATTGTTTCCCCGACTGTAGATGAACTGTGTATCCTGCATGAACTTGAAGGCCATCTCGTGCTGCGCGGTCTCCACGTTCCCCTCAGCCAGGAGCTTCCGGATCACCTGGGTAAACGGACCCTCCGCGTTGTCCAACCTGTCCAACTTGCTGGCTTCGAAGAATTGGACCCAGTTCGTCTCACCCTTCGCGAAGCGCTTGAGGTGCGGGAGGCTGTGCCCCATCATTGCATCATAGGCCGTGATGCGCATGAAGTCATCCGCCGACTTGAAGGCAACGGTCCCCTTCTCTTGGAAGAACCTAACGGCCTCTGACACCTGGCCCGCGACCCCGCGGCCCTGGAATTGACGGAGTGCATCACTCACTTCCCGGAACTGCTCGTGCTGCACGTTGCGAGTGATCACACCCCTCGCCTCGTAGTACTTCTGCAGCTTCTCGTCCCGCATCCACTTGACCGCAGTCTTCATCGCGGACAAGGTGTTGTTGATGCCCATATCCGGCATTACGGTCTGAAGGGGCTGCATGAACTGCCGTAGCACCGCGCCCGGATTCCAAGCCAAGTTAGCCTGGTAGTTCCAGCTGACCATCATCGAAGTGAGGTCCCTCAGGTCACTCTTATTCAGGACCACGGCGATCTTCTTGAACCCACTTGTCCCGTCCAGCTTGGTGAGAATCCGCCGCATCGACTCCGCAAGGGCGAGTTGCGTCGCATCGGGAGAGTGGCGAACCTGGTGCAGATAGCGGAGGAACAGTTCCCCAGTCTGAGGGTTCATCTGATCCGCGAACGCCTTAAACTGGTTGACCGCGAGGTTCCAATGCGGGGCGAGGTGTGTCTCCGTGCTCACCGCGCGGAAGAGGGTCTTCGCGATGATCTGTGCATCCAACTCCCTGTCGACAGGGGCCTCTCCCGTCCGCACGGAACGGGAGATAAGGCTGCTGATTTTCCCGGGTGTCTTGATCTGACTGAACTTGCTGTAGTCTCCACCCATCGCCCGGATAGTAGGGACGAAGTTGCCCAGCAGCTCCGCAACGTCCTCCGCGCTGTAGTCCAGCTTCGCGAAGTAGTCCACATACGTCTTCATCAGCTGATCGTGCATCGTCTGGACGTACGCAGCCTTCTCCGCCGGGAGTCCCTTCAAGAGGGCAGCCTTCCCCTTCTCGTTCCCCGCCATCTCAAACAGCTCCTGGACCATCTCCCTCTCTTGCCGGGTGCTTCCGGAGAAGATCTTGGGAATGATGCTATACGACGCCTCCGCTAGGAACGTCTCAGCATCCCTCCGACCCAACTCGATACTGCGATACCACGTCCAGAAGGGGATACCGGTCTCCCTCTGCAAGTCCTGCAGCATGTTCCCCGTAGGACGGAAGAAGCGGGTGATGCTAGCGAAGACGCCCCCTTTATCCGGAGCCAGCTCCTTCCCACCCTTTTGGATGCTGTCCATGATCTCCTGGTTCATCGCGGCATCGGAGATGTCCAGGTGACGCGGGCCCTCAGCGTCGCGAGGCTCGAACGTCTCCTCCGACTGGCCAACGACCTCTTCCAGGTCCCGATTGTCCCGCGGACCCCTAGCAGGGGGGCAGTTTGGCAAAGGCGGCATTCTTCTCCTCCGGAGGGAACATCCGATACTGACCCTGACTGTCTGCCTGGAGCTTCCCCGCCATGAACTCTTCCTTCATGCTCTTGCTCTTGTACCAGCTGTACATGAAGGCGTCCGACGGGTCCCTTCCCTTCAAGATGTCCAGGCCATCGGGGATCTTCCTATCGATGTCGGACAAGATCACGTGAGTAGGTCGCGGCATCCCGTTCGCATCTCGGACCTCTACTCCTAGCTTCTGGAAGCCCTGCTCCCATTGCTTGAAGATCTGTTGCACCTTGTTCTCGTCGTACACGAACATCTTCTGCCTGCCGTTCACAAGCTCCGGTGCTGTCCACGTACGAAGGGACCGCATCTGTGGAACCTTCTCTGCGAGGTTGTCGAGGATCGCTTGGACCCGGTTCGGAGGAGACATAACGCGGAGTGCAGCCTCCGTCAGCCCTTTTCCTCCGGCCTGCTGTACTCCACCGATCTCGGCGTGGGGAACCACGTACATCTCCATCCCAGGGCGACCTGCAGAGACGACCTCCTGGAAGGCCTGGTCCACAGCTTGAGCGGGGAGGAAAGCCTTGGAGTCCACATCGGGATCCCGTCCCCGCTCCCGCCCCATGTTCCACGTTCGCTCCAGCTCCCCTTCCAACTTCACCCCACTCTTCTTGATCGGGATCTTGGAGATCGCAGCCATGGCTTCCATCGGGTGATGGAACACTTGCTTCTCGCCTGCAAGTGCATTCTCCACTGTCCAGGTTCCCAGCTTGGGGTCCCTCTTCACGCTGTAGCCACGGAGCGAGGCCTGCTTCTCCAGCTCACCTGGAGACACGTAACCCAGGTCGATGTCCGCAGCCTCCCGAAGGGTCATGCTCGGCTTCTGCTTCCCTGGAGCATGGGTTGTGTGGCTCACACGGAGGCGGACGGGCGTGGACTCAGGGACTCCTGCCTTGATCAACTTCCGCGCTGCGTCCCTGAACTGGACCATGTTGGGATTCGTCCCTTGGGTCTTGTCGAAGATCTCGTAGCTACGGAGAGTGCTGACCCGTTGAGTGGGATCGCCAAGCGTCCACCGACCGGTTGCTGGGTCCTTGTACTTCACATCCGGACGCTGGGTCTTATCCGGAAGCCCCCTGGGATCGTGGATCTTCTGCACCTTCCGCCGGGCCGTTGGATCCAGGTCCTCGAGCGCAACGTTCTCGTCGTAAACAATGCTCCGGTTCGTGATCCCGGAGGTCTTGGTCCGATCGATCTCACCCTCAGCAGTCCGGACAACGAGCTGCTGTCTACGAGGCTCGAAGCCTGCAGTGAAGCGGTTGTCCCAATACCCCTCTGGCCCACTCGGAGCGAGGTCACCCGCTGCAGCCTTCCCTCCGAAGCTCTGCCGATACGCACCGAACTCCGACGGAGCGACAGGCTGCGCGCGGTCCAGACGGCCGATGTTCGCTCGGAGCCCAGTCTGTGACTCTGTCTCCTGGATCACAACGGGGGTAACGCTGAGGGTGAGAGTGTCATCCCGGTGACTGAAGCCTCGAACAAGCTCGTGCTCGTAGTCCGAGGAGGGGTCAGCGGACGTGAACTCCGGTTCCCGCCAATACCCACCCGGAGCGTCGAGCGGCTCCGGTGTAACGTCCCCCGTTCCGAGGTCCACGGTGAAGCGACGTTCCTTCCCACTACGATGGGCCCTGAGGTTGAGCACTGGCCCCTGAGTGGGGATAAGAGCGTTCACATCCGTGAATGGAGCGACAATCTCCTTGCCACCCACCTCGAGACGGATGTACCCAGCCTGCAGCTGCATCTGGCGGAGGGCCTCAGGCATCGGTTCGGGTGGCGGCGTGGTCAACTCGCTCACACGGCGAGAGACACTCTGGCCCGCAGCCTGCCTCGCAGCGATATCGGCACTGTACGCCTTAAACTCGTCCCGGAGCTCCTCTACCAGTTCCGGTGTCCCGTGTTGAGAAGCTAAGGTCATCCGACGAGAGTAGTCCAGACGGCTCCACTGGTCCTGACTGACGTAGGGCACCAGCTCCTGCGGGACTGCTTCGGCCTCGTAGCTCCGGGACCTGGGAACCATCTCGCGGCCCTGCACCCGTGTTGGAAGATCGGGTTCCTCCCCTGACATGAGCTTGGACCGGTACATAGTCTCGGGGGTGTCTGCGAACTCAGGCCCGGAGGGTCCCTCTCCAGGTGTGGGACGAGCGGGACGCTTCCGACCCATCACGTTGCCCTCTGCGTCCACTCGCTCGCCTGCACGGTTCCAGAGGTACTCCCGACGCCGCTCTCCCGTACCTTGGACGACCTTCGTCTGCTCCGGGGTCACCAGAGTCACAGGCTTCCCTTGTCCCAGGTTCTCTGCGTAGAGCAGCGCCTGGTCGGAGTCCTTGAACTTCTTCAGGGTTGTCCCGTCCTTCTTCCGTACGACCCACGTCTTCTTGTCCGTGGCACTCCTGTCCACGATAAACTCAGAGGCAGGGACCTCCGTGAGCATGGTCCCCTTCTTCGCCGGAATCCCGAGAGCCGAGCCGGAGATGTCCTGTACCGGAACCTGGGTCGCAGCGGCCGCCTGCTTCACAGGAGCTGTATCCGGTCGTACTACAGCAACGTACTCACCCTTGCCGATGATCGACTTAGCGTACGCCTGGGCCGACTTCGAGTCCTCGAACTCCTCTAAGACCTCGTTGTTCTTCGTCCGGACGGTCCACTTACAGGGGCTGTGGCAATCCTCGCTGATCGTGACGTCCGCTGGCTTCGACCCCTCCGCAGTTACCTCGGATCGGGAAACTTTCCCCGAAGGGAGCCTAATGGGACCTTTGCCCTCTCGTGCGAACTGGACTGCGTGTTCTGGACGCAGCTCATCAACATGCGCCTTCGAGTAGCCGAGGTCGTACAACTGCTGACGAACGTCACGTGTGACCGTGACACCGGGAGCTTGTACCTCTGCAGCCTTCCCCTCAACCATGGCCTTGTCTGCAGCCATGGACTCTTCCATTCGGGCCTTCGCTGCCTGGACCTCGGGTGTGTTCTGGACGTACAGCGCGTTCGCTCGAGTAGTGGCTTCCTTCGCGGTCGCGAACTCTTCCTCAACCCCGGTCGACTGTTGTACAATCCACTTCCCATTCTTCCCGTACACTCGGGTGCTTCCCGGTTCCATTCCCTCGACCGCAGCTCGACCCGGACCGCCACTGGCCGAGGCTCCTACCTCGAGGACTGTCCCGGTCACCGTGCCCCCGCCGGGCACGCGGACTGTGACTGTGGCGCCGACTTGTGGAACGTTGCCACTGTGGGCCACGGTCCCTGGAGCAGGCGCCCCTTGAATCGTTCGCTTGGCCCCTGGCCCGTTCTCCAAGAGGTTGAGCATCCACGAAGCGGCTCCCTTATCCGAGGCACCGTACGTAGCCTCCAGGATCTCCACCTTGTGACCCATCAACCGTGCGGACTCCATCTTCTGGCCCCACGAGAAGACGGTGTTCCGGAACAGGTTCTTGTCCGCTCCCGTTGCGTCGGACTTGAAGAGGGTCTCCTCCTCAATCCCGTTGATCCGAGTCTTTATGGTGACCCCGGAGCCTCTCTCAACGCCCGCCTGAACGGTCCAGAAGTTGGGCGAGCGCATGTTGAAGGCTTCCACAATCTTCGCGGACTGGTGGGCGAGTGGAGTCTTCTCCGCCGGAGTCCCTTGTGTCGCCTTGAGCACCTGCTCCGCTGTCTCTACATCCTTCGTAGAGGACCCGTTCCGGATGGAGCCCATCTTAGACTCTACGTTGTCCGTATGCTGACCAGTCTTGGAAGCAATCTCCTCTACCACCTGGTCCAGCTTCTTCTTCCCCTCCCGGATCTCCGTCCGCAGTGCCCGGTGTGTGGTGCCAAGTACAACCGCAGCGTCGAGGACAGCACCTCCACCTGCGTTCAGCATCACATTGTACACCCGGTCTTCCCCGCTATCCGCTTCTGCGGCGATGCTGAACATCCCGCCGGCTGTAGCGCCTGCCCCTACGATCCGGCCGATGCTCTTCGTTGCTGCACCCACACGCCAGATAGCGTTCGCAGCCTTCACGGATCCGACACCTGGAATCGCGGTTCCCGCTAATTCAGCGAGGACCTGGGGAGCATAGGACCCTGCCTTCGCTTCCGCAGGGCTGAAGCCTGCAACACCGTACGAGGGCTGCTGGATGAACTTCTCCATCGTAGCCCGATCCGCTTCGGCCGTTTGACCCAGGCTCTCGTACCAGCTTGGCATCAACGAGGCGATGGGAGCCATCAGGCCGTGGAAGAAGCTCGCTGTGGGACCCCTGACCAGCGCGGCCGCAGCGGCTGTGTTCGCAACGGGAGGAACGTACCCCTGTCTCCGGAAGGTCTTCGCGGAGACAGCGCTCCCTCCTAGCTTCTCCCTGTCGTAGCCCGGCTCCCCGGGAGTTTGGAAGGGGCTCCTGGTGATCGGGATCCCGAACGTCCCTTCAGCCTCGTTCCGGGCATTCAGGTCCTTGATCAGAGCCTCGTCCGCCTGCTTGTCCACCTGGTCCTGTACTGCACCAGAGGCGATCATCTCCAACTCTTCCATTGGAGTGAGAGGACGAGGCGTTCGAGGCTTAGCGAGCTCCTTCGCCCCAAGCGTGAGGACATCCTGGAGTGGATCGTTCACTTCTTCATCTCCGCGTTGATCCTTGCGACTTCAGCCCAGTCACCCTTCTCCAAGGCAGTCTTCAACGCCGCAGCGTTCTCCATGACGTGGGTCTTCATCGCGATCGAACTGCTCGGATCCTGGATAATCCTCTTCGCGTAGTCGGCGTAGCCCTTCGCGATACTCTGACTGGTCTCCGGAGTGATCTCTCCAACCATCTGAACGGGTCCACTCCTCGGAGTCGTGGGCATCATTCCGATACCCGTGCTCTGTGGAATCGGGTTCGTGGTGAGTGCGTGCGCTGTCCCTCGAAGCGCACCCTCGCCGAGTGCGAGCGCCTTTGCACCCCCCTTCCAGTGTCGGTCGAGTTGGACCAAGAAGATCTCCGTCGCCAACTCTGTGAAACCGATCCCCGGCTTGTAGTCGCAGGAGGCAGTTTCGGGGCCCGCAGACTTGCAGAACTCCTTCTGCATGTCCATTACGTACCGGGTCTTCTGTGCGTCGTTCGGTGCCCGCATGGCCAAGTCGTTCAGGGCCTTGAACCTGGGACTCTGGATCAACGCTTCCCGGTGATCGTCCTCGAACTTAAGCCTTTGAGCCTCTTTGATGGAGAGCTCAACCTCGGCCATCTTGTCCGGCGGGAGCACGAAGCCCTCTGGCGCCTTCCCGGTCGTCAACCACTTGTACGCGACCCCTTGAGCAATCTCTGGATCCACTCCGTTGAGCGCCAGGGTCGAGGCCGTCTTCATGGTCTCCTGGGCGAGCGCAGTTGCGGTCTTCTGCTTGTTGAGGGCGTGCTCCGCCGCCCTAATCTGATAGGTCTTCTCGTCCACTGTGATCTTCTTCTTCGAGAGGGAAGGGCCGAGCCGCTTCTTCGTCTCTGGCGTGAGGACCTTGTCCGGGTTGTCGATGCTCTCCGCCCACTCACTGATGTCCTTTGGATCAGCGTCCGGGAACTCTTTCAACAGTTCCGTCCGCCGTGCCACGGCCATCTTCTCGTACCAACCAGGTGTAGAGGGAACCTCCTTCTCCACCTCTTGCTCGATCAAGCGCTGCTTCCCACGGAACGCGAGGATCCCTTCCTTAGTGAAGGGAACGTCAAGGAGCTTCTGTAACGCAGCCTCGTTCCCAGCCTCGACGTTCGACACAAGGGTCTTGTTCCGGAGGACCTCTACTGCGGTCTTGGACTCCTCTGCCTCTGCCTCCGCGACAGCTTTACGTCGGGCTGCAGCGAGCTGTGGTGACACAGTGTAGTCGGGACGACCGCTTGCGCTCTTAGGATTCCCGAAGGCATCCGTCCCCTTGCCGAAGGCACCCGCTGGGATCCCCTCGGTCACGGTAAGAGATGGAATGCCCTTACTGTCAGTAGTGTACGCAGGGATCTGAGACTTCTTGAGAGGTGGCTCGTAACCCTCTTTCAGCGTCTCGTGTTCCTTCCGATGCCGGAACCGCGTGAACGGGCTCTCGTTCTCGTGCTTCATCCGCTCGATCCGCTTGGGATCAAGGATCCGCATCACCGCGGGCATGTTCTGCAACCGCGTTGCTTCCTCAGGATCCGTCTGCTTCAGCTTCGTGAGCTCCAGCTCCCACTTCGCTTGATCGAGCTCTGCCTGCTCGAGGTCCTGCTTCTGCTTCTGCTCTATGATCTGGTTCCTGGCGTAAGCCTGAACGATCTTCTCCAACGCAGGACCTAGGGACTCCATGAAGGAGGGCTCGACGATGTACGCTTCCTTCGTCTCACGAATTTTCGGCATCGGCCATCTCCTTCGCAGCCAGCATCAGGATCCCTATCACGTCGACCGCGTGGATAGTCCGTCCATCACCAACGCCGAACAGCCTCTTCATGTCCTGAGCCATCGGGCCGATGTGGATCGTCCCATCGTTCGTGTAGCGCCACGTGCTGATGTCCAGCTCACGGAGGGCCTTAAGCACGCTGCCACGGAAGGGCACTACGTCCTCCTTGGCCTCGCGGTCCGACTTCGTAATCGCGGCAGCTCCAAGCGTCCCCGCCAAGAGGCCCAGCGTTTGGAAGAGACTGTTCCCCTGACCCTGCACAACAGGCTTCGGATTGGGATTCGGTGGGAAGCCCGTTGCCATTCCGAGGGCGTAGTTCATGTAGGGGTTCTCCTGCTGACGGATGAACTCCTGATACGGCCTCGTGATGTTCCCTTCCTGGATGCCCAGATCCATGCCCGCCAACTGAGCGAGGATGCTGCCATACTGTCCGTATCCCTGTGACTGGGCCGTGGTCATCCCGGGAATGATCCCTGCTCCCCCGAGCAACCTGTTCTGCTGACTCTCCCATGCACCCTGTAACGCGGTGCCCTTCTGCACGTTCATATCGGCGATCGTCCGACCCTGTCCCCTGGCCACAGCCTCCGCGACATCCGAGCCCGCACCGAGGCCCATCGCTCCGTACTGCTCCCGAATCTGGGCCCCTACGTCCTCAAGCTGCCCCTTGCCCTGTGTGTCGATCGCTTGCATCTGTTGCTCGAGCCCGGGGTACGCACCCTGCATCTGCCCGATGAGGCTCTCGAAGAGGCCGCCGTACTTGTTGCTGGTGCTCGCTGCACCGGCTCCCGCCTGGGCCGCCTGGTCCATGTAGGGGCTTCCCCCCATCATCAAATTGCCGCCATAGCCCGGAGTGGTCGCGTTGAAGTTCTGGGTGAGGAAGCCACCTAGCGCCTCTCGCAGAGCCCTGATGTCTGGGGGAATGTTCCCCGCGGTGTAGATGTTGTTGATCGCAGTGCCGGTTGGGCTGTCACGGGGCGGGGCGTCCGGGTTATCCGTTACGCAGACTCCGTTCTCCTCATGCATTCCCCTCGGGCACCCGCCTCCTGGGCTTCCAGGTAGCTGTCCCCAGGTACAGTACCCCAACTTGTTCCGGACCTGTCCTGCCGGACAGGGAGCATTGGGGTCGGGAGCGTTCGGGTCAGTTGGCCCAGGTGTACTGTTCCCCGGTGGTGGGAGCTGGTGGCACGATCCGTCTGCCTCCCTGACGTAGCCCTCTGGACAAGTAGTCGAGCCGCTTCCCCCGCGTGGATCCCCTCCAGTCTCCCCACCCCTGTCGATGATCGGCTGGTACGTACCACCTGTCCCCTGCGTCGAGAAGTAGTTGGCTAGGTCCCCGAGGCCAGTCATCCCGCTCTGCGGAGGGGTGTACGTCTGGGACGTAGGAGCAGTAGCCTGCGTCGTAGGCGCAGCCGTCCGAGTCTGCGTACCGGTCGGAGTCTGCTGCCCAGCCTGCTGGCCCACAAGCTGGTCGATCGTCTGATACCGGGCAAGGGTGTCCAGCTTCTGCTGGTGATACGGATCGTAGCCCAGTACGTCTAGGCCGAAGTAGTCGTTTGCAAGTGCCATCAGAGTTCCTCTCGTATCACCCCGAGCAAGATCATGTCCTCAAAACCCTTCTCGTCCAACCAACCCTTGCGGATGGTCCCTTCCCAGATGAAGCCCACACGCTTGAGGAAGTCCCGTAGGACGCGGTTGCTCCACTTCATCTGAGCCCCGATCCGTTGCAACTCGAACCGCTCCGTCGCGAGCTTACAGGCCTCCCGGGCCGCGTGGACCCTGGACTTGCCTAGCTTCTGGTCCCAGAACACAACGTTAAACGTCGCTCTGTTCTGGGGCAAGACGCTGGTAAAGTAAGCCAGCCCAATGTCCCCTATCTCGAGGAACCAGGCCGCCCGATCCTGTGTGAGGTGATAGGCGAACTGACTCCTGTCCTGCTTGGGGACACGCAACCCATCGTACAGCGCGAGGATGCGTTGTATATCTCCAAGGGACTCAAACTCCAGGAGCTTCAATGGGACGTGGACTTCCTCTACCAGCTGACTCGTCACGCTACTCCTCCGAGGAGAACACTCCGGTTGGGGGATCGGGGGTCCCGGTCACTGTGCCCACGATGACCCCATCGTTCGTCAGCCGCTGCAGGATCCGTTTGTGCAGGCTGCTCGTCGTGAAGTTCGCCGTGTTGATGTACTTGATGAAGTCGATCGCAACCTGACCAGTGTACTGGTGGTTGAGCACTCCACCTAGGTTGTCCCTCAGCCGGATCTGGACCAGTCCCGGCGTCGATGGTGCAGGAGGCGGCGCGACGAGGGCTGCCGTCTCGTGGTCCATCGAGAAGTAGACCACGTGGTACTTGTTCTTGACCTCTTCCGGCTTGACTTCCGGAGTCGTGAGTGTGAGTTCTTCCATGTTACTGCTCCACTGCCCGTAGGCCCTGCGTCGGCGTGAGCGCCTTCTTCAACTGGTCGTTCTCCGCGATGAGGCGGTCCATCTCCTTCTGTGTGTAGTACCGGATCACCTCACGCTCACCGATGATCTTGTAGAGGTCCTCGAGCTGGACTGCGATCCCTTGCTGTTGCTCACTCATCTGTCCTCCTATACGTAGTACGGGACGTAGACCGGGGAGCCCCCAACATAGAACTTGAGGAACCCGGAATTGGTGGAGCCGTTGCCTGATGTGCCGGGGAAATTGCCGTTATCGGGGGTGCCGACCCACCGTCCGATGTACGCGTTGTAGTATGAATCGACGTGATACACACCCGAACTGAACCCCGCTGCGCTCCACACATTACCTTGGACGTAGAGGCCAGTGTTGCAGTAGATGCCGTAGCTCCCATGCCCTTGAATGTACCAAGTGGTCTGATAAGCCTCACCGCCTTGGCCCGGATAGATCAGTCCACCGGGGTGGAAGTTGCTGCGCCAGACGTTGGTCGAGGTCCCAATGGTGCCGGACGCGGTGAAGTTACCGGATACATCGAAACCCCCAATGTACGTATCGTTCAAGTTCCTGAACGCGATCCCGTGGCCCTTTAGATAGGTGACGCTGCTCGACTCGAAAAACAGGCGCTGGTGGCCCTCACTGCTGTTGTGCCATACAGACACAGGGAACGTTATCCCACCAGCCACCCAAAGGCCCCCGGCCAAATACAACCCGGTATTCGACTTCAGGCCGTAGCTAGCGTGCGAGCTCAGATACCATTGGCTCTGCGTCGTCCACCCTGTGTCTTCCCGGCCGGGATATATCGGTGCCGTCGAGTAGAGGTCCCAACCTGACGTAATGCTGTTGCCTGCCCCCCGAACTACTACGATTGAGCTCGCACTAACGTAGATTCCGTTCTGGAAGTCCGTGGCGCCGCGGCACGTCAGGTCACCAAGACTGTTCGAGGTCCCTGTTGTCCAAACGAACGACGCTCTGAGAGGCGCATACGCTGCGGCAGGTGTACCAGCGGTGACGACCTCAAGATAACCCGGATACCCGTAGGGATTCCCGTCACGTAAAGCAGGGTAGGTGTCCGTTTGCGCGCCAAACTTCAAACTCGCATTGACATTGGTCGGAAGCACCAACGCACCAGACAGGGACAACGCTCCGCCGATGTTGACGTTCCCATTGCGATACCACGTCATCGGGATGCTCTGGATGGCCGTGTCGCCATCATCGAGCATGTACAGGTTCAGGTTCCCCGAAGCGTGTTGCAGTTTGCAATACCGAGTGCCAGCAGCATAGCCTCCTGCATAAAATCCAAGGTCCGCATAGGTGGAGCTATAAATCTTCAACTCCTGTCCACCGATTTGGTGCTTCCCTGTATCGGCGAGGGCCAGCCGCTTTGTTAGCACTCCAGTTGTAGACACGGTGTAAGCGTCGATGCGCGTGGCATCGAGCACCAGCAGCGCCCCGCCATTGGCGGTATCATCCTGCGACCACGCCGAACCGGTGTAGTAGAAGTTAGCGGAAATGTCGACGCGACCGCCCGGCACCGCTTGGAACACGCGGCCCTTGGCAACGTCACCACCTGTCTGGAGAATGAGTTCCGGACGGGTCTTATTGATTAGGACGTTGCCGACCCACGTAGACTTTCCCGCCCGGTCAATCATCATTACCGTGGGGCCGGTCGTCTCCGCGTCGGTGATCGCTTCAACCCTGAGCGACTGTCCGTAGGCATACAGTGCCCACTTCTTCCCATCGACAGGCGCAGACATTTCCGAGAAGTTGATCCCAGCCACACCGGTCGCAGCGGTGAGCCGGAGATGAGGATACGGTCCTGTCAATTCGAGTTTGACTATCTGGTCGTTGCCACCTGGCTCGTGCTGGACGTGGTGCGGCTGGGTGTTGTCTCCTGTATCCCCTTTCGGACCTTCGGGCCCTGTTTCTCCCTGAATACCTTGTATTCCCTGTGGGCCCGTCGCTCCAGTATTGCCAGTGTCTCCTTTATCTCCCTTAGCTCCCGTATCGCCTTTGACTCCTTGGACTCCTTGTGTTCCTTGGACACCTTGGTCCCCCTCATCTCCCTTTACGCCCTGGACACCTTGTGGGCCGATGGGGCCAGTATCGCCCTGGATACCTTGCTCACCCTGGATACCTTGAGGCCCCTGCGGCCCTACTGGTCCGACGCTCGTCGGGTTCCAAATGGGAACCCACTCCGTGGTTACAGGATCAGGGATGTCTGCCATTGTTCAACCAATCGATCGCCTCTAACGCATGTCGAGCCGGTGTCCCTGACTGCCACGGTACGATCGTCAGGTAGTTGTACAACATGTCGGCCTCGTCCAACGTGATCTCCAACACGGCCCCGTTCACGAGCTGCCGCTCGGCCTCTCCATTCACCATCTTCTTCCCGCAGGGCTTCAACTCGCTGATGGCCTCCAGCTTCTCGAACAGTGCGACCTCTTTCCGCAGGAGCTGAATCCCCTTCTTGTCGCTCATGGACCCTCCGAGCACGAATCCCACGAAGAGGAACTCGAAGTGCCTCGGGCCCAGCTCATCGCTCAAGTCCAGTGTGATCATAGCTTGTAGCAGTAGATCATGTCGAAGTACGGCGGATAGTGGTTCGTAGCCCAGCCCGTGTTGTTAACAACCGCGATAGCGGGGGCAGCAGTCACGCTTCCATCGATCCCTTGTCCCCCGTCACTTGGGATTCCACCTGTAAGCGCGAGGTGGTGCGAGTGCAAACCCGCGTTGTTCGTATTGTCACTGTAATCGATGTTATGATCGTGTGGACCCCGAGCCATGTTGCCACTGTTTCCCGCGTCCACGTTCATATCGCCGTTGTTGTTGCTCCCTGTTGTCCCATGCACTCCGAACGCGTGGCTGTGCTCGCCTTCATTGTCCGTTCGTCCATCGATCCCGACAAGCCCGCCGTGATTGTGGCTAGGCAACGTAAGCCCAGCTGCAGCATGCCCGTGTGCCGGGATCGCAAGGCCCCCCGCTCCGTGGTAGTGGTCCGTCGCACCGTAGGGTCCACTATAAGTCGCTGATGATCGGAAGAAGTGACCGTCCCACCACGGAGCTCTAGCCCATCCCGCTGGACACCCTTCCCAGAACATGGCGACCATGTGCTGAGGGATCTGATCGGGAATCGTCGCCCATACTCCGTCTCCGCGGAGGTAGTACGCACTGCTCCCGTTGAAGTTCACAGTGGACACGTTACCCAGGCCCAGGTTCGTCCGAGCCGTCCCGGTGTCCGTCGCCCCCGTCCCGCCCTCGCTTACAGGGATCACAGCTACGGTGCTAGGCTCGCCCCAGATACTCTTCACATATCCGTTGGCCAGCAGATTCAACGCCCGCTCACTCACGAGCGTGGGATGGTTGCTCACCATCCAATACGTGCCATCGACCACTGGCCCGATTGGACCCTGTACTCCCGGGGGACCCTGTACACCCTGTGGGCCCTGTGGACCCGTCGGTCCAGGAGGGCCTACGGAGCTGCTGATCCCCACTCCAGGCCACGGTTCTGGGGGCGTCGTGGTACCATCGACCACACACATGTAGGCGATGCCGTCCGGCCCGATCACGATGTCCCCGTCGTAGTACACTGGAGCCGCGGGATACGCTCCCAGGTAGTCGAGGTTCATCCCTCCACCCGGCCCGCCACCCGTCGCGTTGATGATCACCTGTCCCGGTACGGAGAGGTCGATCTCTACGTTGTCCCCTGCAACGAGCGTCCTCGCGTTCTCCAGCGTAGGCTCATCCGTCGCCGTAACGAAGGACTCGTTGAGGGCAGGAGTCTCCCCCGGAGGTCCTTGTGGCCCCTCTGACTTGGAGTTCCAGATCGGGACCCACTCAGTGGTTGCTGGATCCGGTGAGCTCATGTGATGGTGACCATCGGCTGCTGTTTGGGACTCTCAGTGATTTCCAGTGAGTGCGCCCGGTAAGCCGCGTTCGTCCCCGCCGTCGCAACCGTATCCGCTACCATGTTAGCCGTCAACGCCGCCCGCGTATGCACCGACATCAACGGGGTCGCGGGTTGCACTATTCGTTGGGTCCACCCAGTTGGAGCATTGCCAGCTGCTGCGACCGCTACGCCACGCGTTCCGCAACGGACACCCCACGACGTCCCGGTAGTGATGACCGACAGTGCCGGGTATATGATCGTCTGGGTATTGGCACCGTTAGCCACGAAGCTGGTCCTGTAGTTCAGAGTCTTCTCGGTGTCGGGACGCAGTACCAGTACACATATCTGTGTGGCGTTAGTCCACGTCCCCGTAGTATGATTCGACGCGGTCGCAAGTGCCCAAGCCGACGTCAGCGCCAACGTGTTTGCCCCAGCAGCCTGCGGCATGTTCCAGTCCGGAACCGTGCCACCTGCCGCCGGTTTAGTGGCCTGAACGTTGTTCAACCTCTGCGTGAACACCAGCATCATGTCCCCCGGCTGATGCGCTGGGATCGCAACACTTGCTGCTGCAGCTGATGCTGTCCCTTGAACTATCACGGTGTGTGCTCGATGAACAACGATACACCCAAATTCGACGGAGTCCCGACTGGAGACGAGAGGACGATTGTCAACTCATCATCCGCTGCAAGGGCCTGGCTGAACGCCGTGGTCGCTGCGGTCCCGGTCGCCGTGATAACGGAGCCCAAGTTCCCACCGTTCCGACGCACCTGCACCCCTACGCTGGTCCCGGACCCCAGACGCGTCCGTACTCCAATCAACGAGGCTGCCTGGGTGCCTAGCATCGGTACGAACATCGACGGCAAAGTGGTCAACGCGGATACATCTCCCACGAGACCCCATGTATGGCCGAGCCGAAACGGCCGCGTGATCCCGAC